CATGGGTAAACTTTCTTGTGAAGAATGCAACTGTTGAGGAGTATATGAAACTCGCAGAAGAGACTTCACCTAGAGGTGCAATGGAAACACTTGGATATAACGGTAAATAAGGAGAGAGATATGAAAGACCTTTTTGGAAGTTTATTAGTTATCTTTGGTTTAATGGTGATGGCTGGTAGTGGAAACGATTGTGATGGTAAGTGTATGGAATATGCAAACACTATACCACAAATGTTATTGATAGTTCTTATGGGACTAACTATGTTTGGAACTGGTATCTATATACTATTCAATTCCAAATAACTATTGACAAGCCACCGCATTTGGTGGTATAATAAAACTATATTATGGAGTAAGTATGAAAATATTAAATTTTGAAGCATCGGATATGGTGTCTGTAAATGGGACTAGTTTGCAAGGACATATAACCACGACTTATGATAAGTTGGTGGAAGTGTTCGGGCCGCCTCAGTTTACAGATGCCAATCCTTATGAAAAAATCGCATGTGAATGGACTGTTGAAGCAGAGGTACAAGATGAGCTTGACTCAGACTCTACCTACTATAAAAACTTTACAGTTTATTGTTGGAAATATGGACGCATCCCTACAGAAGAATGTGAATGGAATATAGGGGGAAAAGACTTTGAATCATGGAGTGTTGCAGATGACATCATCAATACAAAAAACTGACGAAGAGTTGGGCCGCAGACTAGATGCAGTCAATCGTATTCTAAGAACTAAACGTCTATCTAAATGGGCGTATAACTATTGGAGTACTGTACATGCCCGTCTGTTGCGTCAATTTCACGATTCTGAACACGTTTCTTACAAAGATAGGGAAACAGTAATCACTGGGCATACACCACCATTTGACAAGGTAAAGTAATTATGAGCGGTATGCATTTGATGCCTGTGTATTATAATACGCACAGTACACGAAAGAAAAAGAAAAAGAAAATTAATCCACAGAAGTATGAAGCACAGTGGAGACAACATAACAAGTTTCTAAAGTCTATACGATGTTCAGTGGTTACACTGGATGAGTATATTGACTACGTTCAAGGTAAGGTGAAGAAACCTAAAGGGGAAAAGTGTTACGGTAGCACGAGTGATTCCAAACCACTAGGACGAGGTTCAATTCCTTGTTCCCCTGCCATTCGTCAAACACCAAACTATCCTAGTTTATCCAATAACATTGGTGGTGTTGCAACTAGAAAAGAAGTTCCAGTATACACTGGTAATGCTGTCATTGGACAAGCATATAACAAGGGTGGACTACAAGTTCTGTCAACCCAAGAAGCAAATGACCCTATGACGGGCAAAAGGAGATAACGGTGGTGAAGAAAATTGAAACTGTTTTGAAGAAGGTTGAAATTACCTATATTGAGGAAATTGTCCATGATGATGTGGAAAACCCTAGAAAGATTAAAGTTGTTACTGAAACAACTAAGTGGTTTCCCAATACGGAATTGATGCATAAAAACCCGATTAAATCATATACCAGTGAATACCTCTAAATAGGTGTATGGACACGGAAATCGTGGTGATGGAATTAAAAGGTCGCATTGCAGCCTTTAAAGAGAAGTATTCTTACTTATATGATGATAGTCAAAAAAATAGATTACAGAGTAGCAACACTATTCGTACAGGAACGACATTACAGTCCAGTAATGCCGAAACTTACAAAGCATCACTTAGGAGCATACGTTGATGACACGTTGGTGGGTGTATTAACTTTGGGCTGGGGTACTAATCCAATGGGAACGATAAAGAAGATGTTCCCTACTCTTAGTACATCTGACTACTTTGAAATCGGTAAAATGTGCATGGATGAATCTATGCCACGAAACAGTGAATCACAGATGCAAAGTCTGACTATACAATGGATGAAGAAACACACACCAAATGTCAAATATCTCTACACATGGGCAGACGGTATCGTAGGTAAGCCTGGATACGTCTATCAATCTGCAAACTTTCTTTATGGGGGTTTCATATGGAGTGATGTGTATGTTACGGATGAAGGGGAGAAGGTACACTTCAGAACCATTCAACGTAAGATGAAAAAAGAGATGAATAGACACGACACCAAATACGGCCCAAGACCATCTGATGAGAAGATGGGTGAACTTGGGTTTTCTCGTGTTTGGGGTAAACAATTCCGATATATCTACCCACTCAATAAGAAAGCAAGGAAGTTCTTAAAACAATCTACTATGGATTGGAATATAGACTATCCTAAAGACAAGGATTTGCAGTGGAAGATGAAGCGCCCAGGCGAGACTTCATATACACTATCGGACACTATGCCATATGAACACAAAGGGGATAGTGTAGACCATAACAAAAGTAACGTGAATAGAATTGCTGATAAACACGGTACTGCAACCTTAGAAGGATTCTTTTAAATGAATATATTAAACAGAATAGATGTTCTTAAAACAAAACACAAAGAGTTACATGCAAGAGTAGAAGCTGCAGAAGCAGAGAATGCACCAGACCAGTTTCTAAAGAATATGAAGGTAGAAAAACTCAAATTAAAGGATGAGATTGAACGTCTAGAGTCTGGATGGGCAGGACAAGATGGTGGATTGGAATATTTCGGATGAAAACAAAAATACACATCAATCAACACATTATTAAGAGTAATGCAAAGACAGGAGAACGTGAACCTGTCATTACATGTAAAACGTACAAAGAAAACCGATATGGACATGAGGTACATATCAAGGGCGACAGTAAAGTCGTATATAGTCCAGATAAACCGCTCTCGTGTGGTGCAAAGGTATGGATAGAAACTGAAGGAGAAGTGATTGTATTATGAGTAGTTTATATTGGAAATGGGATAACGCAATTACACCAGAACGGTGTAAGGAGATAATTGATAGTGCTGGTGATAGTTTTCATAGTGCTAGTATTGGTGACAATGAAGATTACAATAATGTTGTAGATTTAAAGACACGCAAGACAAACATTCACTGGGCACACAATGACCAAGACTTATTTGATATGGGTAGTCACTATGGTTCGTCTGCAAATCGCCAAGCAGGATGGAATCTAGAGTTCAGTGCAATGGAGAGTTTTCAGATAGGACAATATCCAGAGGGTGGACACTACAACTGGCATGTAGATGGAATGGGAACTGATATAATTAATGAACCAAGTAATGAGCATTTGCATGGTAAGACACGAAAGATTAGTATGGTACTGTGGTTGAATGATGATTTTGAGGGGGGTGAGTTTGAATTCCATAAGAGTCATACCAAGGATAATGTTATCAAACCAAGTATCGGTACAATTGTCATGTTTCCAGCATGGACAATGCATCGTGTCAAACCAGTAAAGAAGGGAATGCGATACAGTGCAGTCACATGGCTCGTGGGTAAACCAGTACGATGATAGTCTATCGGTTTAAAAATATCAAGACAGGAGTAACGTATGAGGATGCGCTCTCAAGAAAGGATATTCAAAAACTACTGGATAATAAGAATATAATCATGCAACCAATAAGGATTATTACACATGGAAACAAAAAACGGTAAAGAATACAAAGTCACATGGAATCCAAAACTAGACAAAGAACCAGAGCGGTATTATGATTGGATGTTATGGAAGATGAGACAAGAGGATAATAAAATGAAAGATGGTACGGTAACAGTCACAAAGACAGTACATATACAAGAGTTTCCAACCCATGTATTGATAGGAGAACTATATAACCGTATATACGATAGTATACACGATGAAGAACCTCGCAGTGACCGCTTTTTGGACACCATCACGACCGAACAGAAGGAAACGATACTATCTACGCTTACAAAGGTAGTCGATGATATACACCCATGAGAATCACCAATTAGTACTTGACAAAGGGCAAGGAATAGTCTATAGTAATAATAGACTGATTTTCAAGGGGTTCTCATATACGGCTATTGTCACGTTTATTAAACTAACGAACAATCACCCATCCGTAGTCGAGATATTCCGAAAACAACTTGAACAAAGACAGAAAGATGATATATAATGCTACAATCGTACATAGACTATTGGAAGGAACATGAACCACCACCTGTAGGATTGTCGTGTGTAAATCGAAGATGGTATGTACTGTACTGTGATGGTACAAGTAAGAAGGTATCAATACTATGGAATATAGTGCCTGAGAAGATACGTTCACATCATCTATACTGGAAGAAGAGAGTACATTATAAGGATGGAGACTTCTCTGAACTAGAACGTAAACGAAAGAAACGAGATGACGGATAAAGACATCAAGTTAATATTGTGGTGTTTGATTGCTGTAGTGGTAGGAATTGTACTGACCATAGGTATTATAGGAGTATGGGAAGGGGTTATTAACCTTTTGCGGAACTGAATACCCACAATATCCCATATTATCCCAAAATTACCCAAATAAAAGAAAGCCTTAAATAAATGCCTAAACGCTAGATAGTTTGGGGATTAAAGTCTGCTATTGACCGACTGACCAGATTTTTTGGCAGAGCAATCTTTAATTATATCACAGATTTTGGCGGCTGTCAAGGCCTTTCGCTTAATATTTCATAATTATTTTCCCAGTATCATAGTATATTATACCATACTTCTCAGCCGTTGTCAAGGCGAAACTTGGCGAGCCGCTGAGGAATCTCCTAGTTGACCTTTCATTATACCATACTATTAATCTGTTGTCAAGGCCAAAGTTTTTTGGCGGCAGCGACCAAACCCTTGACCCATAAGGGTTAGCGAAGGGGGCCATATGAAATTAAGCCTTGACATTTGTTCTCAAAACATGTATAATATAGGTATATTCAATGAGAAAGGAACTTTAAATTATGGCTTATATTTCACAAGACGAGAAGAAAGAACTGGCGCCCGGCATCAAGGCAGTACTAAAGAAGTACGGTATGAAGGGTTCTATTGGTATCAATCACTATAGTAGCTTGGTTGTTAACGTGCAGAAGGGGAAGATTAAGTTCGACCATTCACACGGAGATGGGTACACACAGGTGAATACCTATCATATAGACAGTTGGTACACAGGGGCAGCTAAGAACTTCCTTAGCGAGTTACTAGCCGCCATGAAGGGTACGAAGTGGTATGACAACAGTGATGCTATGACTGACTACTTTGACACTGCATACTATATGGACATTAACCTTGGTAAGTGGAATAAACCTTATGAATACATTGCTTAAACTGTTACTGCTATTGGCGGCATACCCAGTGGTACTGTTTGTCGCATGTGTGATATTTTTTGGAATTATTTTGGCTTAATGCCTTGACTTTCTCTTGACAAGATGGTATTATAGCTATGTAGAGTATGAGAATGAATAGAACTAACAGAGAGGATTATATATGAGTAACTTGATTTGGGCAGACATGGAAGCATACAGAGGTATCGGTAAAGGTGAGAACGATACGGAAACGACCTTTATTCCTGGCCCAGAGAACAAACGTGAGTGTCCCTGTGATACATGCCCTATGAACTTAGAGTGTTTGAACAACGCTACTGAATGCTCAGCAATGAGGAACTGGTGTTCTAAGGGTGACTATCAAGACAAGGACTTAATGAGACTAGTGAGGGCGTGTGCATGATTATGGAAGGTAAATGTGATTGGGGTGTCGATCAACAACTAGAGGTACTCAAAAGAGATTACCTTGGCATGAGATATACAGTATCATTCGATAAGTATGTACTGTCGGGAATCGCAGAGGGTCTCACGATTACAGAGACAATGAACTTTGTGGATTGGGAAGATGCTTGTGATTGGGCAGGCAAGGTAACAATGAATGTGAATGTACCCTATGTTATCTTAGAGATGCGTGGGCCGAACGGAGAAAAAGAAATGTTTTAATGCCTTGACATCGGAGTAACTCTATGATATAATAGAGGGGTGATTCGGAATGGCTGGGTAGCTAAAACTGGAAAGCCAAACCTAATCTATAAATGCAATAAAGATACAGAACAATATTTGAGGAAGGACTAAATGATTTACAAGTGGATTGCAACAATATCATTCTTAATCGCAGCTGTTCTTCTATCCAGTAACATTGACGAGTCTCGTATAGGGTTCGTCATTTTTCTTTATGGGCATACCATACTTGCATTTCACTTCTGGTTTAAAGAGAGGGACTATCCTATGTTCACTAACAATGTCATGTTTCTATTCGTAGACATGTATGGAATTAAACAATGGTTCTTCTAGAGTTAATCTTATTCTTTGCATTGATATATGCAATACCCATAGGACTATTATTACTATGGAACAATGAACGCCCGTAGCTCATCTGGATAGAGCGTCTGTCTACGAAACAGAAGGTAATAGGTTCGAGTCCTGTCGGGCGTGCCAATTTAGGGGGGTAGCTAAAACTGAGAGATGTTTGCTTGCACTACCCTAGTATATTAAATCGAAATTTTTTTAGCGAATTGCCTTGACATTACTTACTTGTTATGATAGCATGTATATAGAGATTGAGAGAGGACACATATGAAAAAATTATATAAGATAGATTATCCAGACGGAGAGATAGAGTACTGGATGGTTTCAATGGTTGAGTTAGTTGCTGAGGTGACAAGACTTAAAGGTTTAAATATAATTGTGAAGTGGAGAGAAGAATGTATATGAGTGGAACAGATGCTTATCAACTTGCACTACCTAAGATGGGTAACGAACTTGCAAACAAGTATGCAGAGTATTACACAAAGAAAACTCGACAGATTAAACGTAATCGTTTACAGAATAGTTCTGTCGATAGTGGACGTAACAAAGTATATCAAAGTGAGTTTGCTACAGAACGTAAGTTTCCAGACTGTCGGGAAAGTATGACTGAGAAAGAAATCACTAAGTATTACAAAAGGATAGTCAAATCAAAGACTTACCAGACACTTGCATCAGAAGGTCGAGGTCAATTGAATCCACCTCTGCGTATTATGAAACAAGTGAACTATAATGTGCGTGTTGCAGGTCAAGCGAGTTATCGGGGAGTTGCACTTCAACCCTCGTGCGGAATGAACAAGTGGGTGGTTCTTCACGAACTAGCACACACCGCTGGACATATGCACCATGACGTAGGATTCCGTCAAACCCTCGTGAAGTTAATCTCACGGTTTCTCGGAACGGATGTTGCGAAAGAATTGAAACGTCAGTTTCGTTCTCGCAAAATTAAGATGACTGTCTCCCAGATTATTCAATCGCCAGAGAAGTGGTTGGATAACTATCGAAAGATGGCTGCGATGCGGTCTAAAGTCAAAGGAGTCTAGAATGATTAGCCAAGATGATATAGATGCGTTTAAAGATGAAGCGGGTCAGGTCAGCAGCGAAAACATCAGAGAGTATTTCAAGGAACTGCGATACCATGATTGGTATTATGAATATAGTGATGACTATCGTGTATGGAAACGTGGTTCAGATAATTCTGATATGCTAAGAAACAAGAGTCATCAGAATGTAACGTATCGTAGAATGTATAAAGAGTTTATTGAATGGATGAATTCCAAACGTGAACTACCAGTGATTGAGGAGTTTATTAATTATGATAAAGAAGTTTGAAGATATAAAATTTACAGATACAGATATTCCTAAAGGTATACAAGCACTTATACCCTTTGGTGAATATGAGTTATCTATTATCTGCAATGAAGGTTCTTACGGTGGTAAGAATGGTGGGACACTCTATGAGATTGGTGTGTTCAAAGGTGACAAGATGGTCGCCCTGCCTGGCATTACTGAAGAGAATGATTCTGTCAAAGGATGGTTGAATGAAGATGCAGTCATGGGTATTATTAAAAAGATGAATGCAATCACCAAAGTAGAACCAACAAACCTTGTAGACACTATTCCATATTAATGATTATCCTTAGTCGATAATTACCCTCTTGCCTATAAGTATATACAAGGAGGGCACTACTATGAAATGGACTAAACCAGTAGCACACGAAATGCGTTTCGGTTTTGAAGTTACAATGTACGTTATGACTAGGTAATTGTATGGACGCCTCTGTGGTGGAATTGGTAGACACACAAGACTTAAAATCTTGAGAACGTAAGTTCGTGCGAGTTCGACTCTCGCTGGAGGCACCATACTTTAATATACTAATCCCTTGTTCGTCTTATAAATAGATGCACAAGGGATTTTTATATGCAGAATACATTTTTCGCAGGGCGTGACGGTTTCGTCTGGTGGTTCGGTGTCGTAGAGGACAGGAACGACCCTAAAGCATTAGGGCGTGTACGTTGTCGAGTATACGGATACCATACTGAAGATAAAACTAAACTTCCTACAATTGATTTACCATGGGCATACTGTGTTCAACCTGCCAACTCCGCTTCATCTGGTGGAGTGGGCTCAAGTCCAACTGGGCCTATTGAAGGTACATGGGTAATTGGATTCTGGAGAGACCCAGACTTTATGCAAGAACCAATGGTATGGGGAACATTGCCTGGCATCAATAGTAGTAACGCTGCACCTAGTGGAGAATCCCCACATGACTATTCTCCAGAACAACAATTAGACCCCCCAAGTATTTCTTCCAATGTTGCAATTGCAAATGGTACGAATGTTTCTTTTGAAACGCCCACTGACACAACTGACTCTACAGTTCTTGTAAAGATTAACGGAGTCGTTCAGTCTGCATCCAACACTGTTCCCGAATCTCCCAACAATGTCGAGCAACCTCTTGATGATTTCTATGGGGGTGGAACATCTTATTCCGCATCTGACTTTGCAAGTGAGCGTTATGGGGAGAGGATTGCTCGTAAGATAAATGAACTTGCACCAGAGGTTCGTGATAGATTCGCAAAGGGTGTTCAGAGTTTCTTATCTTCTAATCCAGATTATGATTTGTCTATCGCTCATTCATATAGAACGATTGCACAACAAAAAGAATTATATCGTAAATACAAATCGGGTGGGCCCAAGGCAGCATCGCCTGGAAGTTCATGGCACAACTACGCATCTGCAATTGACTTAGTTATTATTAAAGATGGTAGAGCAGATTGGACAAACAGTTTATATACAGGTATTGCTCGGAATGCATTTTCATCACAAGGACTTGTGAATGAAATTGGTGGTGACGCTGGTCATTTCTATCCAGCCGCATTTGGTAAATTACCAGACAGACGATTGCGTAACGGAACAATAACTGTAGCAGAGTTCGCTGCAGAAAAGGGACTCGCATAATGGCATACACAATTGAAGCAGGAAGAGTTGTATTTGATGAAGCACCAGCAGAAGGTGCAGAGGTTGAGATTGTTGTTTCGACAACAAACAACTTAGTCGGGTTTAGAGACCCTAATAACTTCTATCCTCGTAGGGTAAACGAAGCAGATACAAACAGACTTGCAGTCAATGACTTAACAAACCAACATCCAGTTATTAAACACAAACGTGATACTGTTGATGACTTAACTACAGAACCTAAACCATCTTACAATGCATCCTATCCTTTCAATCATGTAAAGGAAACAGAGAGCGGACACATCCAAGAGTTTGATGATACGCCAGGGCATGAACGTATACATGAGTATCATCGTTCTGGTACTTTCTATGAAGTTCATCCAGACGGTACAAGAGTTTCAAAGATTGTCGGTGATGGTTATGAGATTGTACACGGTAAGAAAGAAGTTCGTGTTCGTGGTAATGTAAATGTATTCGTTGATGGTGACGCATCTCTTTATGTGCGTGGCAACATGGATGCACAAGTCGATGAGAATTTAAAGTTCAATGTCGGAAAGAATATTGACTTTCATGCTGGTGAGAATATTCGTATGTTCTCCAATCAGTCTATGGAGTTAACAACTCAAACAACAATGACACAAACATCTGTCGGAAAGTTCTTACAACAATCTGTGGATGATATGCAAATTATTACTAGTGCAAACTTTACTAACTCTGTACTTGGTAATTATGATATGGTGATTGACGGAAACTCTCTTACGGATATTGCTGGTACACTAGGAACAAATGTTACTGGTGATGTTACATTTAATTCAGAAGGAACATTCACTTCTACAATTACTGGTGCAACTGCACTATCTACAGAAGGTACTTACACACTCGCATCTACTGGTGCAATGATACTTGATACAGCTGCAACACTGAACATTGGTTCGGGTGGTGCAATGAACTTAGATGGTTCTACTGTTGACTTGAATACAAATGGAAGAAGTGCAGTTTCAATTACACCAGTTGTTCCAATCATTCCTCGTGTTACTCCAACACCAGCAGTTATTGGTATTGCGCCCGCACCTACGTTCCATGACTCTGGTGATATCGCAAACGGAATTAAGAAGTGGAGTATCAGTATTGATGAATACGATACGGATGGTTTCGTGACAACTATCGAAGCACCAAAACAAGCGGAAGTTCTTTCTGCTCTTGCATTCGTTCCTCTTGCAGACGCAGATGAATTTTACGCAAGCGATGATGAAGAGAAGAGTGATGATGAATTAAAGTCAGCGGTAACGTCTGGTGAAATCAAACCAACTTCATTCTCTGATTATTCTTACAATGCATTGACAGGAAAGATTAATACTTCGGGTGCATCTCGTAGAGTTCTGTCGCAACCTCGTATTCCAGATGAAGGTATTGAACATGACGACCCACAAGCAGGTAACTATTCAATTACCCCAGAGTCATCTTCTGCAAGTCCTACACCAGAGACTACACCAATTGTAAACTATGATGATGCTGGTGATTATGTCGGAAGTGTAAACTACAGTTTACCTCTATCACCGAATTATACTCTTGGACAACTATCTGCACATTCTATTGTCGCAAAGTCTCCAATTCCAAAGGGTGGTAATGAAGGTAAGAAACAACAAGAGATTATTGATAACCTTAAAACATTAGCGGTTAATGTTCTTGAACCAATCAAAGCACAGTATCCTAATGTTATGGTAACAAATGCATTTAGAAATAGAAGTGGTACTTCTCAACACAACACAGGTAATGCTGTAGACTTACAGTTCTCTGGTATTCCTAAGAGCTCTTATTATGATATTGCTATTTGGATAAGTGAAAATGTTCCACATGACCAACTATTGTTGGAATACAAAAATACAGGAAGTGGGAATCCTTGGATTCACATTTCATTAAAAGAAAGCGGTAACAGAGCGCAAGTTATGACCTTCCATAATCACAGAAGATACGGTGAAGCTGGTAAGTTATATAATCTTGCGTAGGAGAGAGTATGCCAGCAATTAGTCGAGTGGGATTAGATAGTCATGTCGGACATGCATCCCCCACACCAAACCCTTTTCACCAAACTCCTTATGCGGTTGGTTCTCCAAACGTGAACTGTAACGGAGCTGCGGTTGTTAGAATCGGTGACACTACAGGTTGTGGTGACCCAGCGGTAGGCGGAAGTGGTACGGTTAAGGTTAATGGTATAGGTGTACATAGGGTAGGCGATGCTACTGGTGGACATGGAAGTTGGGTTGCGAATGCATCTGCTTCTGGTTCTGGTAATACATCGGCTGGTGGATAAATTAATATAAGGAAATCAAATGTGGTATACATTGATAGCAACAATAGTCGTATTAAATACGGCACTAACTTATGAGGACGTAATCAATGATTCTGCTCCAGCACAGTTTGTACAAAGTATAAACTTTGAGCTTGCAGATGACAAGTGGGTATGGGCTCCAATAGTTAAGACATAAAGGGAAAAGATATGTACGAGTATAGATGTAAAGTAGTAAAGATAGTAGACGGCGACACAGTTGATGTAGATATCGACTTGGGTTTCGGTGTGTGGTTGAAGAAAGAACGTATTCGTATGTTTGGAATTGACACACCAGAAAGTCGTACAAGGGATTTGGACGAAAAGAAATATGGATTGATGGCAAAGGATTATATCACTAAGTTGTTAGATGATGAAGGTGGTATTGTTCTCAAAACAAGAAAGGATGCAGAAGGTAAGTATGGACGTATCCTTGGAGAGTTATGGAGAACTACAGACTTTGCAGATACATCAATTAATGAATTAATGATTAAGAATCATCATGCAGTGAGTTACCACGGTCAATCGAAAGAAGATATCGCAGAACAGCATATTAAGAATCGTGACTTGGTAAAATCCTTATAAATAACTGTAGGAGAAAACTATGGCAGTTAACATTAGCAGAAGCACAAACATTTTCAAAGACATTAGCTTGTCCTTTGCAAAGCATCCTGTTACTGGCGATATTGCTAGACTGTCAGACGTTGACGCAGTTAAGAGAAGTGTAAGGAATCTGATTAATACAAATTTCTATGAAAGACCGTTTCATCCAGAGATTGGTTCAGACATTCGTGCTACATTGTTTGAACCTGTCTCACCCTCAACTGCAAATCTACTTGCAAGACATGTAGAAGATTGTATAACAAACTTTGAACCCAGAGCGGAACTGTCGAATGTAATTGTTAGAGGTGATATCGACCAAAATCGTTATGAAGTAACCATAGAGTTTTATGTGGCTAACAGTCCAGCAGAACTACAGGCATTGGATATATTTTTAGAGAGACTAAGATAAATGGCAACAAAATTACAAGTCACTGAGTTGGACTTTGATGATATCAAAAACAATCTCAAGACATACATGAAAAATCAAACAGAGTTTACAGACTATAACTTTGAAGGTTCTGGACTCTCTACTATTATTGACTTACTTGCATATAACACGCATTACCTAGCGATGAATGCAAACATGGCAGTCAATGAAGCATTCTTGGATACTGCAACTCTACGTTCTTCGGTTGTCTCTCACGCAAAAACATTAGGTTACACTCCACGTTCTGCAAGAGCTCCAGTTGCATATATTGACGTAACACTCAATTCATTTACTGGTAGTTCTGCAACAATCACAAAGGGAACTAAGTTTACTACACAAGTAGATGGTTCAACATATGGATTTGTTGTAAACGCTTCACAAACAGTTTCACCTGTTAATGGTATTACACGCTTTGTTAATCTACCAATATATGAAGGTACACTCGTGACTGCAAAGTATACTGTTGATAGTGCAAACCTTGATAAGAAGTATATGATTACAGATGCTCGTGCAGATAACACTACACTAAAAGTTTCAGTTCAGAATTCAGTATCAGATGCAACGACAACAACATACACTCTTGCAACTGATATATCACAAGTTACTAAAACATCAAATGTATATTTTCTTCAAGAAATTGAAGATGGAAAATTTGAAGTTTATTTTGGTGACGGAGTTGTTGGGTCTAAACCCACTGATGGCAACATCGTTAGTTTAGAATATATTGTTACTAATAAGGATAAAGCAAATGGTGCAAGTATATTCAGTGGTACTAGTG